CTCTATATCGTGACTTGATGATCTCTTCAAAGTTCTCATTCAGCGTGAAATTCACATAGAAGTCCATGCGTTGGAGATACTGATTGATCATCTGGTTCATCGCTGGGAGATAGGTCTTGATGATCCTGGTCTTGATCCCGTTGTCTTTCAACAACTGCGATGCTACTAGTAATGTATCACGATCCTTCTTGTATTCAGCATAGGTAGCACCCAAATCTTTTTTATTCTTAACAAGTCCTTCAAGTTTGACGAACTCTGCTTTCTTGTCTGGGTTGCTTCCCTCTAGTTCTTTGATCTCTCCTTCGATGTCAGAGATGAGTTTTCTGACTGAACTAATCTGGTAATTAGCTTGAGAAATAGAAGCGTTGAGTTTAAGTACATCTTGCGATAGTCTTGAGAATTCATTCTCTCTTTCCTCTTCTTTCGAGATAGTATCCAGCAGATCTTCAAGACCAGTCTGCAGATTGGTTAGTTCACCTTCACCTTCAGCAATCTTTTCTTGTCTAAACTCTTCACTCAAGTCTTGAGTACAGGTAGGACAGACATGATTGCCAGTAAAGAAGTCATGTTCTTTTTGACAAGATGAAAGTTTTGATTGTATCTTAAAGAGAAAAGTGTTTAACTTCTTCAGTTTTGTTGTACTGTTCGACAACTCTTCCATCTCTTTAGAATATCTTTCGACTTCAGAAGTCAGACGCGCAATTTCTGTGTGCTGATCGTTTTCATTCTGTAACAATTCAGTGATCTTATTTTCTTTGCGAGTGATCTCTTCCTTAGTCTTTTTCTCCAGTTCAAACATATACTTTTTCTGGAGATCGATCTTCTCTTCTAGAAGATGTATCTGATAATCAAGTGTCTTGATCTCATCGTTGTTCTCCCTTACTTTATCTTTGAGAAGAACATTCATAGTAGAGAACACTTGAATGTCAAGGATGTCTTCGATGATCTCACGTCTTTGTGCCAGAGGCAGACGCATGAATGGAACGAATGTAGAAGAACCGAGAACTACAATCTGTGTGAAAGACTTGTAGTTCATCTTGAGAACATTGCTCTCAAAGTTCTTCTGCTGTTCTACTAGCGAACTCTCCTGGTTCCACAGGTTGCCATTGCAGTAGATCTCAAATACATTTGGTTTGATCCCCCGAACCACCTTGTATTCTTTCTTACCGATGCTAAATTCAATTTCTGTTACACAATCTTTTTCGTTGATACTATTAACCAGCATTGGTTTGTTGATCTTACGAAATGGTTTACCAAACAGAGAAAAGGTAAGGGCATCCAGAATGGTGCTCTTACCAGCTCCGTTTGATCCGATGATCAGATTAGTTTTGGATGCTTGTAAATCAACTTCACTAAACACATTGCCCGTAGAAAGAAAGTTCTTCCAACGGATCTTTTTAAAAATAATCATTCTTCAGAATCATCAGGGGGAATCAAAAAATCGTCAGGGGTAATAATAGAAAACTTATGTCCTCGTTCCTGACATGCAGTAATTATAACATGGTCGTCAACCTCTACAATCATCATGGCAGGATAATCTTCATCCTCCTCAAGCATCATGAGATAGCGATCAGCATCATCTTCTTCCTGGAAGATAGGAATTACTCTATCTTCATCCTGATCGAAAACGGAGTAAACACCATCTGGGTGGTCTTCTAGGGTTACGATAAACATGCTACGCAGCGTTGCTTTCAATATATAGAGTTCTCATCAAACTCTTTAAGTCTGTCTTATCTACGGTCATCTCTACCTCATCAATGTATTCATTAAGCAAAGTTAATGTATCTTTTGCGGAGATTTCAATGTCCTCTTTGCAGTCTTCATCAACCAGAGTTTCTACAATCTTGACATCGTGAACGCCTACGTTGTAAAGACGATCAACCAATGTTTCGAACATTTGGTAGTCTTGTTTTTCGCTAACGATGATCTTGATGTATTTGTCTTTATAGTCAGACACATCAAGTTGGTTGTAGTTCCCCATCTTGTCGTCGTAGACAATCTTGTCGAAGATCTCGTAGGGATTTGCGACAAACTTAAGCTTATCACTTTCAGTATCGTAGATATGGAATCCACGGCGGTCTTTATAATCATTCCAATACATCTGGTAAGGGTTGCCGAGATACTGAACGTTTCCTTTCTTTGACTTGTGATGGAAATGTCCCGACCACACACGCTGGAAACGATGGAACAAACTAGGATCCATACCATGATCCATCTTCATTCCTGGCGTTACCTCAAATCCCGTGAGTTCAAGATGGCCGCAACAAATGTCTGCTTCGCTTGTTTCAAGTAGCCCCAAGACCTCATCAGAGTTCTCTTTGTTGATCCAAGGTAACATGAGGAACTTTTTGCTTCCGAGTTTGAGGTGCTTTGGTTCTGAGTAGATTGTGATGTTGTCATACTGCTCTAGCAGAAGTTCAGGTGAGTTGATGCGATTAGTGTTCTTGTAATACGTACAGTGATTACCAAGAAGCATATGAACTTTATATTTATTTAAGCGGTCAAAGTAATTTGATTTGACGCGATGAAAAGTATTAAAGTCCATTGACTTGCGATTATCAAATGTATCGCCAAGGTCAATGATGGTAGTGACACCTTCTTTCTCTAAAGTTGGAAAGAAAATATTGTCATAGAACTTCTGGAAGAAAGTCCAGAATGCTAGAGATCCTTTGCGTCCGTCAAGGTGCTGATCCGTGATAAGTGCTACTTTCATTGTGGTTTATGATCCTGCATACCATCATGATTGCCATCACCTGGCAGTTTACCATATGCAAGATACTCCACTGCTTGGAGAGATCCTTGCAATCGTGTCAGATCTTCTTGAATCTTTACATACTCAGCATAGGCATCGTACAACTCATCTGCCCTAGCAGTAAGTTGAGCGGTTCGTTTTGTGAAACGCTCAATCAGTTGTTCGTAGTTTTCAGTTGGTTTGAGTTTCATAATTTACCTCCTACAGTTCCATCAAATTTCTGGGAAGTGGTACAGTTTCCCCAGTTAGTAGCGACACCTTCCAAGTAGAATGCCGTTCCTCCCACGACACTTTCCCTCGTAAGTCCTGTGAGGAGACACGCGCCATCCTCGTCATAGCTATCCCACGTTCCAAAGCGTTTCTGTTCGACACGATATTTTCCATAGGGTGTTTCATACCATTCATAATCACTCATCGGTTCATTCTAGTCTCAATATTTTCCTTGATGCTACCCATGTCAGAATAAGAAGCATTCATGCCTGACATTGTACCATCGTATGTGTCAGTATGCATCACTTCGTCATATCCTGAACGCTCTAGGATCTTTCCTTTGATCTCTAGTTGCTTTTTCTCTTTCTGAATGCGGCGTAGGAAAGCGTAGTAAATGATTTGTGTGAAGTAAGCAAACGGGTTCTTTGATTTCTCAGGATCAAAATTATCAATGTACTGGAGGCAGTTTTCAATTCCGTCGCAGATCATGTCCTCACGGAACATGTAGTTGACAAAGTTTGGTTTGTAAGAAAGGTGTGTGGCAATCTTCAGGAAGCATTCTCCTAGGTAATTCGTAACACGAGGTCGCGGTTTTCCCAGTTCCTTTGCTCGCTGAACTTTGATCCGATACTCAGTAATGGCAGCAAGGAAATCCTTGTTGTTAACATAGTATTCTGTTTGCTTTCTTTTTGCCATTACTGCGTATGCCACGGGTTTCCTTACATTATGTTGTTCTCAGTATAACATTTTATACTGCTCTTGTCAAAGCTTGACAGATCCTCAGAAACTTAGTAGAATAACTCTGTCAAGGGTTCAAGAGAGGTATAGCTATTAGCTTTTATTAAAAATATCTTCTAAAGACTTTTTCATGTCTTTTACTGAACCCAAATAACCTGATCCTCTAGGTAATTTATTCCCTCTACCAGCTAGCGATTTTCCACTCTCTAGTCGGTTGAGGGTTTTTTCATAGAAGTCTACAATCTCACCTTCAATTTCAGACATGGTAAGAACATGATCTCTTTTAATAATAAACATATTATCAAACGTTGCAGAAATCCATTCTTTCAAAGCAAAACCTGTTACCTCTAGTTGACCTTTTCTTTGCTTTGCGTTCTCTACCATAAGAGGACGGTCCAACATAAGTTTATCTTCATCAGGGAGATAACA